TAATTCTTGATCGGTGCAATCTAAACCAAGTCCGGAGTTGAGATAAGGTTGCCAATCCGCATCATTGAGCTGCCCGTGATCTTCTAACACTCTATGAAGTACACCAACACTAGAACATTTGTACAGTTGACCATCTTCTAACAATGGACATATCTGTTGATTGCAAATTTTAAATGCTTCTACAGGGTTATTGTTGTAGGGTTTCATTGATCCATATTCGCCACGATATGTTTTCATGAAAGTAGGTACTTCAGCAATTTCCAAATCTAAAATATGTTCCTGGTTAAAGTATTTTCCGTCTACAATTTCCCAATCAAACCTATTGAGAATAGTATCAACCATATCAACAAAATATGGCTCGCCAGGTTGATGGTTAGTGACTTTCAGATAAATCATTCCGTATTCTTCCATGCAATCCAATATCCATTTGTTTTTATGAAACAGTTGCCCGTTGGTTAACATCATCAATGTTACATATGGATAGTTGGTTTTGAATTGTCTAACCCAAGTTTCTAATTCTGGATTAAGAAATGGTTCTCCGCCTATTAGGCTAAAACAGTCCACCCGCACTCTGCTGAACAGTTTATCAAACCATGGCTTTGCTGTGTTCCATTTGACATATCCTCCGCTCATTCCATAATCGCTATAATTTGTACACCAACGACAAGAAAGTGTACAAGCATAAGTAACCATGGTTTCTAATAAAGGAATGGTAGGAAAATGATTTGTTGCTGTAAGGTAATCATCGGCACATAAATATTGTTTCATTTATATCTTTCTATGCATTTCCTAATAACCGGAGACAGTTGGAGCCAAGGCGAATGGGACGGATACCCAGACGATTACAAAGTTGCTCATCAAGGAATACAACAGTATTTAATAGATGATGGGCACCAGGTAACGAATGTAGGACAAGGCGGATACAATAACACCAAAAGTTTCGACTCAATACCAGCAGTTTCATTTGATCATTTAATTTTCTTTTACACCGATCCACTTAGACAGGCCACAGAGTACGAGATAAAAAACATTTTACCGTTTGATATCATCGATACTCATAAATTCCAGTTACATCGCCGTCTGGTAGATTTACGCAATCAAAAAAACTGCAAAATTACCATCATTGGCGGCTGCGCCAAGTATCTTGGATATTGTGATAACATAGATCATGTGTTGCCTAGCATAAGCGAAGTACTTGTTCCTGGCTTTGAAGATTCTGAATATATGACCAGTCGAGAGTGGGAATACCATTTGATGATTCACGGGGACCATTTGAGTTTTGAACAAAAGAAACAATGGCTAACAATAATGGATGAAGCACCAAAAAAATACAATATCTGGGCAAACAATCCTACCATGTTCTGGCCTGACGGATTACATGCTAACAGGCACGGAGCATTAGCAATCTACCAACATCTTAGAAAACTGTGGTTTAATGAAGCGTCAAGTCTTGATTAAATTGTGCTAGGTCAATTACACCCAACATCTTCATTATTTTTTGTATACTTTTTGGTGGTTTGTCTGGTGGGAATTCTGGAATAAACGCAAACTTCAAATTACCCTCTGCGTCAAAGATAAATCCATAATCCTCTTCGCCAATTTCTTCATCGTAATCTTGAACAGCATCTTCAACTGTTAATTCTAGGCGTTTGCTCACGACTGCCTCCTATTTCTAGTATTTATGGATTACTTGAATAGGATAAGAGCCATGAGCGAAGCCTGAATTACAAAGCCAAATCCAATGGTTACAATATTAAGCATATCCTTTAACAATACAGCTCGGCCAAACAACAATACCAGACCCAGCCACAGGAACATCACTACATCAACACTAGGTGTAGAATCTGTAAGTCCTGTAAGCAAAGCTAGTAGAGTTGGAACAGTAGCCGCATGTAGTGCAATAGCGGCCAACCACCCCATAGTCTCTGCAGAGATTTTGCTAAAATGTGTAGCGAAGAACTCTACCACATTACCTTTAATTCGTTCGAAATCAATTTTGTTTGAATTTTCCATTTTACTTTTAGGTTTAGGTGTTGAACTTAATATGGGCATTTAATCCTATCCTGCTTAACTACCATAAAAAATATGGCGCCCTATTTTTGCAATGGGTTTTTTACCCCATTCGGGCTTGACATAGTCAGCGTGATAGAACATTGCATGTTTGAGACTGGGTAAACGGAATCCTTCTAGCAATACCTTTTTAGCAACTTCTGCACTTTCATTATACAGCGGTTGGTATACAGGTTTCACACGATGGGTTCCGTCGCAATACCAGGAGAACTGACAAACTACTTTTGAGTAGATTACATTCTTCTGATATACGACAGCACAGATGTCATTGGGAAACTTACCACTGTTAGCACGATTGAGTGTAACTTGAGCCACAGCAACTTTTCCTTCAAATGGTTCGCTGGCGGCTTCCCAATAAATGTTTTGAGTTAAGCAACGCAGTTGGCGAGCACGTTCTTCCCCGCTGACTGGTTGCATCGCAGACATCTCTGCTTTCTCGGCCTGTAAGGCTTCGAACTTGTTTTTGGTTACCTCTACCAAGGCGTATGTGGCCACCCACATACCAAAAACGATTGATACAAATTTTGCTAAGTTTGGCAAATATTGTCTCATCTATTTTTCCCTCCTTCTTAAGGTTGTAGTTTTATATAACTCTGTAAATTTAGAGAAAACAACTGCTTTAACCCCATAATAATGGTACATTATAGCACTTTTTCTGGTTTTTTACAAGTTATATGAGTAGTTAATTGGTTAAGTTAACCGGCAATAACATCTGAGCTTGCCGAAGTTACAACATGACCGTTATAGGCGTCTCCTAACCTGCCTACGCCTTTTCCGTTAACTATAACGGTACTACTAAATGAACTCAGGGTCGGCGCATGTAGACCACATCCGGCTGCCGGGTGTGTTTTCATAGCATCGCCTTGTCTAATTGCCCCTACCCCATTGACTATTACATCATCGGATCCTACATTGGTTGCTTGGGTTGTAGGACTCGCACAATTAAATCCAGTTCCATCTGGACTGGCTACTGTATCGGTTCCACTCTTTCTTGCGACCCCGGGCATTAAATTACAATGCTCCCTCTAGTTACTGGTTCGATACCAGTTGTTGTTTTAATGTAATGTTTTTGCATTTGATCTATGCTCGGTGCATGCATGATAACATGATTTTTGTTTAGCCTAATATTTATGTCACTATCTGCTGTGAACAAACTTTGAATTAGACCCATGCCTTGCGGACTAGGCATCACTGTGCAAGGTTTTGCTACTTCATAAGAATCTGTATCGCTAGAAATGATTCGCGCTACAATTTCATCACCGTTAGTCAGTTTAAAACTAACAATATCTCCCTCTTGATAACCTCGTGAAATTAACATCTTACCCTTTCAATTGTTGAAAAAATTCAGCTGGTTTTGAATTAAGTCCATTAAAGCCACCTTCAATTAATTCAAAGCCGTAAAAAATTTGTGGAACACTTCTTAAACCCTTATCTAGCAGCATCTGCCTCGATTCTGGATCGTTTTCGATATTAACTTCTGTGTATTCTACACCTTTACTTTCTAATAATGCTTTTGCCCTTACACAAAATGGGCAATTATTTTTTGAATATACAGTTAACATTTTCTTTCCTATATTATTTTATCTTGTTTACATCTTTCTACCAGTAAATCCATCCAATAACTATATCCTTCAAATATAGGATGAAAGCCATCATCTGAAATTAAATTTTTATTATAACATGATTCAAATTCTCCTTGGCCGTTATCAAGGATCCAATTTGAAAATTCCAAACTTTCGATTAATTTTTCATTATTTTTAAAATTGTGTGCGCTCAATTCTCCGGCTTTTTGTTCAACTTGTTCTATTAATGGTTTATTGAATTGATTTATAATAGAACTAAAATAATGCGTTACATTTAATCCCTTAAGATAATTTTGTATTTTAATTATTTCTAATAAACTTAGATAATGTAACTGCTCATGATCCATAAATTTATGAATGCCTTTAAAGATCATATTAGCATATTCATGATCAAGATGATCCCAACTACCTATGCCGCCAGTAAAAGCATAGTCTTTATTGTAAAGACTACCTTTAGCCATCCAATCTTCAAAATAACTTATGTCATCAACAACTAGATCATAGCGTGATAAGCCAGACCAACTAACATATATTAGATCAAAATTTTCTCTAACTGTCGCCGCAACTACCGAATCTGCAATAAATTTATTTCCGGCTGCTGCGTGACTTAAATTTGTTACTCGACTGCCGGGAAATTTTTTCTCTAATATTGGTTCTAACTCTAAACAAAAGCTACAGCCGGCCACAAGAATTTTCATTACAGGCTGAATCCTTTAAATGTATTGTTATCTACATCTTGTTTTGTGCCACCAATTACATAACTGCTAATTTCTGTTTCCTGTGGTGCCACTTGTACTTCGGCACCAGCAATCCACTTTTGTGTCCAAGGCAATGGATTTGATCCCGGCTTCATGCCGCAGTCTAAACCTACCGCTGTCATACGCTTACAAGTCAACCAATCAACATAGTGACACAATAGTTGTTCGTTAAGACCAATCATTGATCCGTCCTTGAACAAATAATGTGCCCAAGCTTTTTCTTGTGATGCTGCCGCTAAAAACATTTCATTGCATTCGGCACGAGTTTCTTCTTTTATAGAAGCATAATCAGGATCATCCTGTGGTAGCAATTTGAGTAGGGTTTGCGTTGACCCTAAATGAACATTTTCATCTCGCGCAATCAACTTAATAATTTTAGCATTGCCTTCCATTTTTTTCAATTCTGCAAATGCCCAACTACAAGCAAAACTAACATAGAATCTAATGCCTTCTAATGCATTTACACTATTAAGACACAACCACAACTTCTTTTTTAATTCACGACGATCAACAATAACGGGTTGACCATTAACAGTATGTGTTCCTATCCCTAGTAAATTATAGTATTGAACTGATTCAATTAAGTCGTCGTAATATTTTGAAATGTCTTTGGCACAATTAACAATTTCCGCAATGTCTGTTAGCTCATCAAATACAATGCTAGGATCGCTATAAACATTACGTATAATATGAGTATAGCTGCGACTATGAATAGTTTCGTTGAACGCCCAAGTTTGAATCCAAGTTTCGAGCTCAGGAATAGTAGCGATGGGAAGAAAAGCAAGATTGGGACTACGACCTTGAACACTATCCAAAAGGATTTGTCGCTTAAGATTACTTGTAAAAATATGTTGTTCATGTTCTGTGAGTTCTTTGAAGTCCTTACTATCTCGAAGTACATCAACTTCTTCTGGCCGCCAGAAAAAGCCTAACTGTTTGTCTGTTAATTTATCAAACTGTCTATACTTGAGTGTGTCATATCGTTGAATTGGTTGTGCACCAGAATCATCCAAAAATGCTAGTGCTTCTGTATGTTTGTTCTTGTTATTGATGTTAAATACGCTCATTTTTTCTCTCTTAAATTACACAACTGTCACAGTCTTCTTGATCAACAGTGTCTGTTTCTTCTGCTAGCTTCGACTCTACTAGTTTATCAATATTGATTTCGCCCTGTCCGTCAAATGTATTAAAGTAATAAAGTTGCTTGAGTCCGTACTTATAGCATAATAAGATATGCTGTAACATTTCACTCATAGGAATTTTTTCATCATCGTAGTATTGAGGATTGTATGAGGTGTTTACACTGATACCTTGATCAATATATTTCTGTAACACAGCACACAGTTTTAAATAACCTTCGGGACTGATTTGATCCCAAAGTAGTTCATATCTGTTCTTTAAACGTTTGTATTCGGGCACAACTTGCTTCAATTGACCATGTTTCGAACCTTTAATTGACACATATGACCGTGGAGGTTCAATTCCATTAGTAGCGTTACTAATCTGCGCACTAGTTTCTGCTGGCATCAAGGCCATTAGTGTGGCGTTACGCTGACCTGTTCTTTGGATTTGTTCACGCAGTGATTGCCAAGGCATACGCTCTTGGTAGGGCACCAGTTCGTCCACATCTCGTTTTCTTGTATCAATGGGTAATACACCATTTGCGCTCTTTAGGTCTCGCCATCTAGTACAGGCGCCTTGTTCTTCGGCGAGGTCTGCAGAAGCTTTGATTAGGTAATAACTCCAAGCTTCTGCATACTCGTCAACTAAAGCAAGAGCTTTAGGATCACTATAACTAACATCATTCTTGGCCAAGAAGTAGGCAAAGTTAATAATACCAACACCTAACGGTCTAAATTCTTCTGTGGATAATTGTGCTGCTAGAATAGGATAATTCTGATAACTTAATAATGCGTCCAAACCACGAACTGCTAACCTGCACATTTTTTCGAAGTCATGTGGGCTTTTTACATTGCCCCAATTGATCGCTGATAGAGTACACAGGGCGATCCTACCATCCTCGTCGTTGACATCTCTTAACGGCACAGTTGGCAAATCGATTTCTGCACAAAGATTACTCATCTTAATTGGTGCCACACGCTCATCAAACGGCGAATGAGTGTTGGCATGATCTACATTTTGTAGATACACCCGACCAGTATCTTTGCGTTCCTGCATAAACCTACTAAACAAGTCACTTGCTTTGAAGGTCTTCTTTCTAAGTTTGGTATTACGCTCTGCTCGCTCGTACAGCTCTTTGAATCGTTCTTGATCGTTGAAAAAAGCAGAGTACAACTCAGGTACATCATGGGGACTAAAGCAGGTAATATCACCACCTGTAATTAGTCTTTCATACATCAACTTGTTAAACTGCACGCCATAGTCCATATGACGCACACGATTGTCTTCGGTTCCTTTGTTGTTCTTGAGAACAATTAGGTCCTCAATCTCGTAGTGCCAGATTGGGTAATACAGCGTAGCGGCGCCATTACGGACACCCCCTTGCGAACAACTCCGCGTTGCACTTTGGAACAACTTGTAAAAAGGTATAACCCCGGTGTGGTAAGCATCTCCGTTTCGTATTGGGCTCCCAAGTGCTCGTATTCTTCCTGCACCAATTCCGATTCCGGCTTTTTGACTGACATACTTAACAATACTACTGGTGGTAGCATTAATACTGTCAAGGCTATCGTCGGTTTCAATAAGGACGCAACTACTGAATTGTTTTTGCGGAGTTCGTACACCAGCCATAACAGGAGTAGGCAAGCTAACGTCGTGTAAACTAATAGCATCGTAATAATCCTTTACCCATTTCATGCGGGTGTCTTTTGGATAATTTTGAAATAGAGTTGCAGCAATCAAAATATATGCCACTTGTGGTGTTTCGTAAATGTTACCGGTAACACGATTCTGTACTAGATATTTCCCACGCCATTGTTCCATGGCAACGTAGGTAAAATTTTCATCTCTTTCGTGATGAACAAATGAATTTAGTCTAGTCCATTCTTCGTCAGTGTAGGCGTCTAATAGACCTTGATCATAAAAACCTGATTGCACATTTTTCCTAACTAAATCAATTAAGGCACAGGGAGTATAATCACCATACACTTGTTTTCTAAGATGATAGTTTATTAGCCTGCCGGCTACGTATTGATAATTAGGTGTTTCTTCACTTATTAAGTCAGCAGCTGACTTAATCAATGTTTCTTGAATGTCTGATGTTTTTATTCCATTGTAAAACTGTATATGACTTTTAATCTCTACTTCACTTGCGCTAACTCCGGTAATTGCTTCAGTAGCCCAAAATACAACCTTGTGTAACTTTTCTAAATCTAGCGATTCTCTATGTCCGTCTCTTTTAGTAACTTGAATTTGTGTCATTAACGCCTCTAGTATTTTTCTAATTGTAGATCCCTTGCTGTGTAACAACGGACTAGTTTCAATTCTTGATTAATGTGTTCTTTATTTACAATCTGATTGTCAAGTAAATTAAGAACATATTTCCCTTGACACAAATAAGCTATATGGTATTGATGCCTAGTTTTATTGTCATTATAAATTCTTAATTCTGGATCTAACGTGTGTCCGTGATTAGTTAAGTGTAAAGTATATATTATTCCCAGACATTTAGCAAGATCGCAATAGTAGTTTTCTTGTATTAACTGCCAAGGATCAGGCCAATTTTGTGGTTGTTGTGGATCAAGATAGTATGGAAGAAAGGGACATTTTGCCCAAAAATCATTTACCAAATTGAGGGCAGATTCTAAATCTGCGGAATTTAGGTCACTACGGAATTTTTTCCAAAATTCCAGACG